GTGTGCATGAGTGCCCTCCATCTGTTTCGATGATGGGATACTATTGTAGCCAATAAAGGGAGTCAACTACAAAAGTCGGCAACACGCAAAAATATTTTATCGGGGCAGTTTATCCAGCAAGAACAATTCTGTGTACGCTCTTTACCCGGTCTCTAGAAAACGAGATCTCGCGTTTTGGGTTCAATTGCTCGACAACAAGCTTGCGGTCGTCAATGGACACGAGTCGCTTTACATAGCCCATGACATCGCCACCTCCATTGTCGGTGACTTGCGCCAGGATAAAGTCGCCTTTTTTCACTGGCATGCGCGGGTGGACATAGACGATCTCGGAGGAGAAATAGCGCGGTTCCATGCTTTCCCCGACAACCCGTACTGCATATGCATCTGGTACGGCGGCTATTGGAGCCGGGGCTTCTATCAGTTCCATCAGTGTTACGCCTATGCTTACGCTGCCGTCAGGCCCCGCAAGCGCGCTGCTATACAGGGGGATCTGCCTGGCTTGTTGTGCCGGACCTAGTTCCGACGTTGTATCCCTTTGGATCGTTTTTGCATTCGGGAGGTAGCGAGTAACACCAATTGTACGATCAGTGTCAATATTGGCACGAGTACTTATACCTATCTTTGTATCTGCCTTGGTGTCGTTGCGACCAGAATGTAGCCAGGTCGGGCTGACCTTGACAGCCTCGGCCAACAAGACGCAGGCCTCCAAAGACGCTTGGCGGTCACCGCGCATGTATGCGCCGATGGTGACTCTGTTTAGTCCTGTGGCGACGGCAAGTTCCGCCGGGCCCCTGAATCCAGCCGCATAAGCAGCCTTAGACAGCCGAAGCCCAAAGGCCTCGAATTCTCTTTTGGTCATGGCTGTACTCTCAAGTGATTCTTATCGTTTTCCGTAGTTTAGCTATTTTTTGTGCACCTGTAATGGAACTGGCTTGATTTTTCTTGGCTGCAATAGTAGCGATACAGCTACAAATGTGCAGCAAGGTGATTCGTAGACGATCATGGCTACAATAGCAATAACAGAATTAATGGAAAAATGGCCGTCTAACCGCGCATTCGCGGAAGACATTGGCCTTAAACAGATTTCTCACAGTCGTACGATGAAGACCAGAGGTCGGATTCCACGCGCTTACTGGCATGCGATCGTGTCAAAAGCCAGGAAACGTGGAATCGATGGTGTATCCATGCGCTACCTGGAGCAGATCCACGAAGGCATAGGAGTGCGCAGGTCGTGACATCCTCCGCCGAAAAGATCCGCCGAGCCATGATTGCACGCGTACGCGCCAAGGGCATCGAGATCCCTGGGTGGATCCCAGAGCGTCTTACTGTCGAGTTTTGTGATTGCGCATTAGCCCACGGAGAAGAGCATGCAGCTTCATACATCCGCAAACGAAAGAAAGAATTGGACGATGAATGGCGCGCAAGCAATCGTCGATAGCCTAGTCGAAGCGCTGTCTGCGACAGGAGACATTAATGACGCCCAAGAACGCGCGCGTGCTTATTACGATGCTCGCGTCGATTTCTCGTCACTGACATTAGATGCAATTCGAGAAGCAGATCGTCTTGCTACCGATATCGAATTAGGGCGCAGAGTCACGCGCTCATAACCAGAGCCTAAAGGAGGGCCATCATGTCCACGAAAAAACTACTGACAGCATTAGCACTGGCAACATCTATCACCGCCGCATCGGCACAAGAGTTCAACTCCGAGAGTGAGGATTTCGCGTTCAGACTGAGCCAATACGACAAGGAATTGTTTGCAGCGGTCTATTCCGAAAAGGTTTGTCCGCAATATCGCATCAAGTTCAACAAGTCGTTTTTCGGTCCAGAGCCTTTCGCGCACTGGTCAACCGATCGCCGGAAAGAATTTGTCGAGCGGGTGATGTGGGAGACCAGGCGCAAGATCGACGCAACGGTACAGCAAATAGGGCAGGAGGCGTACTGCCTGGGATACATAGAATTCGTCATGTCCATGCATGACTCAAGCAAACCAATGCCGATCATTGTTGGCGGCAAATAAAGGATACGCATGCAGACCAGGACTGAGATCAAGAAACAGCGTCGCGCTGAGAAAGAGGCGGCGCTCGCAAACCAGATCCTGGCTCTGCCTGATCAAAAGTTTGGCGTTGTGTATGCCGACCCGCCCTGGAGATTCGAGCCATACAGCCGCGAGACCGGCATGGATCGCGCGCCTGAAAACCATTACGCAACGACAGCAACTGCGAAGATAGGCTCGCTCGACGTCGAGACGATCGCTGCCGACAATTGCGTTCTGTTTCTTTGGGCGACCGTGCCGATGATCGAAGACGCGCTGTACGTCCTTGATGAATGGGGATTCAAATACAAGTCGCAGATGGTCTGGGTTAAGAACCGCATCGGCCTTGGATATTGGTCACGCAACAAGCATGAGATCCTGCTCATCGGCACGCGCGGCAATATTCCTGCGCCGGCTCCCGGTACGCAATGGGCATCCGTCATCGAGGCGCCAGTCGGCGCGCACAGCGCCAAGCCTCACGTCTTCTACGAGATGATCGAGACGTATTTTCCCAACATGCCAAAGATCGAGCTCTTTGCGCGCAATGGTCGCCCTGGCTGGCATAGCTGGGGCGCGGAGGCGCAATGACCAGGCGTGTCGTTCCTTATGTGTCGCTACGTTTGCCGCCACCGATTAGCACGAATGCTATCTGGCGCGCATTCGGCAATCGCAACATCAAGTCCGCGAAGTATCGCACCTGGCAGAAAGAGGCTGGGTGGATGTTAGCAGCACAAAATCCTGGGCGCATCGACGGCGCATACGAGATGACAGTAATTGTCGCAAAGAAATGCAAGGCGGATCTCGACAATTGCGTCAAGGCCTATTCAGACCTGGCGCAAACACATGGCGTCATATCCAACGACAGGTTGTGCAAGAAGCTTATCGTTACACGCGGTGATGAAGCAGAATCTCTTATCGTGTTCACCGCATCAAATCAGTAGGAGGAAACAATGATCAATGGCGCAACAATGATCCGTCGTGGGCCCATGTTTTACAAGTCCATGCAGCGTGAGATGGAAATTAAGCGCCAGGAGCTCAACAAAAAGATCGAAGAAAGCCGTCGAATCGAAGAAGAGCGTCGCAAGATAAAAGAGCTCGCCGATGACATGGATAAGAAAAGACGCGCTATGGAAGTGATCCGCAAAAAGATCTGGGTCACACAAAGCTTTAATGGTGAAAAGGCTTTGAACAATGCGCCAACAATCGCTTTCATTGCCTATTGCGTCAGCGAGTATTTCAATGTCTCGCAGGAAAACCTATTTGGCCATTCTCATCGTGCGGACTACGTACGCGCGCGCCAGGTTGGTTACTGGTTAGCCCATAAGCTTTGCAACAAGTCGCTGCCACAAATTGGCAAAGGCTTTGGCGGTCGGGATCATACAACGATCCTCTCAGGCATCCGTCGCCTGGAGAAATATATTGCTGATAAAGATCAGGAGATACTGGAAGCGATTAATGCAATACGCGGCGCAATTGAATTTGCCGATGCTGTATCCGGCACTGTTAATAAAGCATTAACCGAGGCTGGGGAAAAAGCATGCCTGTAGTGGATACTATTGTTGACGACAGGCTACAGAATCAGATCTAGTCGTGGGATTGAGATTCGGTGGGGGGGAGCGCAAGGACGCTCAACCCCCTACCTAAACCAGAGGATTCCGAAGGCATGATCCCTAGTTCTGATTCTGAAAATAGCGCACGTTCCGCCAAGCTACAAGTGGAGTCGAAAGATACTTTTGACGCTGAGGTACAGTCTTCCACCGGATATGCATCTCTCCCTTGCTCCACCGCGTTTCACCGTCCTGACGACCCGCTTCGCCGAGATTTCCTGGCCGAATGCCTCGACCATGTTGCGCGCGTTGCAACGAATGCCTGTCACGCCATCACCGTCGGTGATGATCGGCTGTTTGAGACGCAGATCGAGCTGATGCGCACAACAATGCGTGAAGCCATGAAGACGTACAAAGAGCTCAAGGACGCAAGCAATGGCTAACCTACGGCCTCTACGTCCTCATCAGGCAGAGCTGGTCGAAAAGATCCAGCATGCTGCCATGCAGGGATATCAGTCCATCATGGTGCAAGCGCCTTGCGGCTTTGGCAAGACGCTCACGGCCGCGCATCTTATTAACAATGTTATCGAGAATGGCGGTCGCGCATGCTTTGTTGCGCCGCGCCTGACGCTGATTGATCAGACTGTTGATTCCTTCATCGACGAAGGCTTCAACAACGAGATCGGCGTTATCCAGGGACAACACCCACGTACCAATTGGCGTAAGCCCTTGCAGGTGGCGTCATTGCAGACGCTAACGCGCAGGCACAATCTTTCGCGGTTTGATCTTCTGATCGTCGATGAGGCGCATATGACGTCTACGGCCTTCTTGAAGCTCAAGAAGGGGCATTTCAAAGACTCTCTTGTCATTGGTTTGTCTGCGACGCCCTGGCGCGAAGGCCTGGGACAGCATTACGACACATTGATTGTTGGCGGTACGACGCAGGGCCTGATCGACATGGGATACCTTGTCCAGGGACGTGTGCTTGCGCCAGCGCCAGAGATCGACCTGTCAGGCGTCAAGACGACAGCCGGCGATTATAACCAGCGCCAGCTCGCCGATAAGGTGAACACGCGTGAGATTGTTGGCGACATAATCAAGCATTGGCAGCAATACGGAGAGAACCGCCCGACGATTTGCTTCTGCGTCGATCGCGCGCACGCCAAGCATGTTCAGCAAAGATTCGAAGAGGCAGGCATACCAGCCGGGTACGTTGATTGCTTCACAATGGATATGGATCGCAAGGAGATCGTCAAAGATTTCCGCAATGGCGATATCCGGGTGCTCTGCAATGTCGGCGTGATGACGACCGGATTCGACGCTCCAGAGGCGTCCTGCATGATTGACGCCGCCCCGACGAAGTCTCTGACATTGCATGTCCAGAAGACGGGTAGGGTTCTGCGTACCGCGCCGGGAAAGAAAGACGCGATCATTCTTGATCATGCAGGCAATACGCTAAAGCTCGGCCTGGTCGAGGGCATTACGCGCGATACCATGTGCAATGGCGATGAGAACAGCAAAGCCAAGCGCAAGGAACAAGAGAAGAAAGATCCAAAGCCTAGACTCTGCGAAGAGTGCAAGGTCGTTATGGCTCCGCATCATGAGTCGTGTCCAGAATGCGGTACGCTCGTCAAAAAGTTCACCCAGGTCATACACCGCGACGGCGAGCTCCATTGGATTGGCGGACCAATAAAAGATTACAGCGACGAAAAGCTCGCCAAAAAGCAGCGCCAGGAATTCATGGCAGGTCTTCGCTTCTATGGTCGTCAAAAGGGTTACAAGGACTCCTGGGCTGATTGGAAGTTCAAAGAGCGGTACGGCAAGTGGCCGAACGCATTGGGTTGCAGTTTCGTCAATCCAGCGCCGCCAACATTAGAGACTCTCAACTACATCAAGGCTGGTCAGATCGCATACGCGAAGGCCAGGCAGAAAGCGGCTAATCGCGGAGAGGATGACCGCTTTGCTCGTTTCATGAGAGAGGGCGGCCAGTATTGATTGCCTGATCTCGTAAGGGCGTATCCCTACCACCTCTCGTTGAAATGAGCTGCTAGACCAGCCTGCAAGCACACCGTGAAGGCCCGAAGGGGAATGTGCAACCAGACCGAACGAGAGAAGCGCCGTAGCACAAGGCGTTAAATATGGCTCGCACAAGAGCATGCAAGCGAATGCAGCTCTGTATGTTGTCGTAAGGCATACAGAGTCACCGTCAGAGAGATTTCCGCGTGTATGGGATGGTAAATGCTGACCACCATCCTGTCTCACTAGAGACTAGGCGCGTCTACGAGTGTGTCGGATGTCCCATGGTCTACCTGTCCCATCCAGCATGACACCTTATCCCTCTCAACCAGGGATAAGTGTGCCACCCGATCACCGAACCCTCCAGCATGACACCGGGAGATGATGCAATGACGAAGTATAGCGCAGATGAAGTAGCGATGTTGGAAGACATGGTACGCAAGGTAAGAGCAAGCGGTCAGATACCGACTCAGGCTCAGATTGAAAGCAAGATAACGAGCAGCGGCGGATACACACGCGAAGCACTCGCCTCGTTTGGTATCGCATGGCCTCCTCCTGCAAATTGGAAAAGGTCGCTTCGCAAAGGAGTGTTTCCGAGATGAAGAAAACTTGTCTTCAAGAGCTTGACGAACAGTATCCGATCAAGACGAAGCAAAAGCCTAGCCGTAGAGCGAGGGCCGCTGCCCGTTACCGCGACTCGAAGCTTGGAAAGATGGGAGCTGCATCTGGTGTGCGCGTGATTGATCCGGCAACGGTTGATCTGAGCAAGTACGGGATCAGCAAAGCTGTGGAAGACTCAATGATTCCTTGGTCGGAATGACGATGTGTGAGACTCTGCAAACATCGACAAGCGTTGCGTACCGAACCGTAAAACATCATGGCAAAGTCATTGAAGGATGCGCGTGACCTGGGTCACAAGAAAGCGCAACAAGCGGCAGATCATGCTGGTGAAGAATGGAAAGCGAGCGCCTTCGAAGCGTTCGTCAAATATGCCAAGAAGCACAAGCAGTTCACGACTCAGGATGTGCGGTTCTCGAATGAAGAGCTGGCACCGAAAGAACCCCGCGCTTGGGGAGCAATAGCGCGCGCTGCATTGCGCGAAGGCTATATCGAGTTTGGCGGTTTCATTCCTGTATCGAGTTCTCGCGGAGGAGCTAAGACGCTCTGGCGTTCGCTTGTTGCATAGCCTTATGCCCAAAGACGAAGAATCAATACTGGCCGTTTTGGTGCTTGTCGCTCTTGGCGCGTACCTGGGAACAATAACATTCATGGTCTGGCAGGTATTTCATTAGCGAGGTTCCGATGAATGACGAAACATATGTGATCACAATCGAACGCAAGAACACGACAGAGTTTAGCGCAACGATTAGCAGCGAGCCTTCGGATGCTTTTGGTCGTCGCATGATTGCAATGCTGCTTTCCAACATGGTTTGCCATTTTGATCCGTCCATGTGTGGCGAAGGCGGTTCCGACGAAGGAGGAGGGCCTAATGTTCAATTGGATAATAGCGTGGATCCGGTCGAAAATCGGCCATTGGCTTCTTGAGTACGAGGAAGCGGAAAACAAAGCTCGCGATGAAGAGCGATACAGAAAAATGCAGGAGATCGTCGATGCACATTATGAAACGACTGATACTGCCGATGACTTTGACCGTGGCGAGTTTTAATTTTGCCGGCTGCAATGATCGTATTGGCGATTACCGCGCTTCTGGTTGCCCATCCCTTAAAAACTATTCAATCGCCGAGCAAAAAGCGGCGGCTGCGGAGATTCGAAAGAATCCGAACGGGCAACTTTCTAAACTGGTGAGAGATTATGGGCTTTTAAGAAAGGCTTGTCGGGTATGAAACGGATTATTTTAGCGTCGGCATTGTTGTGCTCGACATCTTCATTTGCAGCGGATCTTCCATCCGTTAAGTCAGCGCCACTTGCACCTGCGCCATTATGGATGGGTTTCTATGGTGGTTTGAATGTCGGCTATGGTTTTGCAACAGATCAGAGCGTGAATAATACCGGCAGCTCGACGGCAGCTATTTACACTGGCACTGATTATTTGACGGGCCTGGCAACAACGTCACCATTGAATAGCGGGTCTAATATCTCGCAGAGCGGTGTCGTTGCTGGCGGTCAGGTTGGTTATAATTATCAAGTATCGCCTAAGTTTGTGTTTGGCGTTGAGGCCGACATGCAGGGATCTGGCATTAACGGATCTGGAAACATTGCTGGCGTTGGCGCGCTGAATCTACAGAATGGCACTGGCGGTTGGGTTGTTAATACCCGCGTCAATCAAGCTATTTCATGGATAGGGACGGGCAGGATTAGAGGCGGTTATCTCTTTACGCCGAGCGTGTTGGTTTATGCGACTGGCGGTCTTGCTTATGGCAATGCGTCATTACAGGCATCACCTGACACTGGTTTCTTTTTAGTCCCATTAGCTCAGGGTTATCCGACGCTATGGTCGCAATCGACAGCTAACAAGTTTGTGTCTGGCTGGACTGCGGGTGGCGGCGCTGAATGGATGGTATCGCAGAATTGGTCTGTGAAGGGTGAGGCTCTTTATTACAATGTCGGAACGCAGTCAGTTAGCAACCAGGAGTATTTCATCGACCAAGTTGTGAGCAGCATGTCCACAAAGGCGAGTTATCAAGGTGTGATTGCGCGCGCTGGCGTCAACTATCATTTCGACTGGATGAAATAAATGACCGAGATTGTTGTCGAGGTTTTGCGCTGCGGTCGCATTGTATGGACCCAGGAGCTGGATGGGATCGTCCGCGATTGTTTGCGAAAAAGGATGACCAGATCTCAAATTGGCAAGCTTCTCGGATTAACCCGTAACACGATTGCCGGGCGTATTGATCGGCTGCGGAAAGCTGGCCAGCTCGATGTTTATTGAAAAAATATCATGGATCGTAGAGGTCCATAATGTTTCCAGGTCGAGCTCAACATCGTCTTGTGCGCGCCAGGTTTTAATGTCGTTGCCCAGGGTGAAATGGTTAGAGCGAGATCCTGAATATGTCGTACCTCCACCGTTAGATGAAACGCCTACTGCCAGGCAGAAGCGTATAGAACGCAGAGCGGCAAGTCCTATCGCCAGGCGCGAGATAGAAGCGTACGAGCATTACAAGCGCGGCCTTTGCTATTCACAGATCAGCATGATCATGGGCGCTAGCGAGAACGCTATCAGAAGCTATGTTTCGTCAGCTCGTAAAAAGATGCGTCGAGATAAAGAGGTCGCCAAGAAAAGCCAGGAGATAGACAATGACTGAAAGCGAGATAGAGCGACGTTGCCTGATGGACATCGAGCGGCTCCGCATGATGTTGAATGAAAAAGATCATCAGTTAGAGGTTATGCGCGATGCGTGTGACCGATACGCTGTAGAGCGGCGTGAGCTGATTGAATGTCTGAATTGTTTTGTGTCTGACAAATATCAGATTCCGTTAGAAAGGGCGATCCTGCGCGCCAAGGCTGTTCTGGAAGGCAAGAGCCTATGACTGAATTATCCCTGCTTGAAAAACTACGCCTCGCCCATGTTACAACCGGGCAAAGGATGCTCGGTGAGGCGGCTGAACGGATTGAGGAATTGAAAGAACTATTAAGGATAGCGAATAATGATTTTTTCGATATTGAAGCGACTACATTTGACATGAAATCTCGTATCGCTGAACTAGAGGCAGCGTTGGCCAAAGCCAAGGGCATCAAAAATGACTAGGCATAATTTAACAATCAAAGAAAGATTATTGGATAATTGCATACCAGAACCAAACAGTGGTTGCTGGCTGTGGTTAGGTTCGCTGAGAGGGAAGGGAAAACATAGAAGACCGCAATTGAAAGTTGGGCAAACTAATAAAAATGGGTGCAGATTATCTTATAAAACATTTATTTGCGAACCAATTGATGGCTTTGTTTTGCATAAATGCGATAATGGTTTTTGTATTAATCCTGAGCATTTATTTGCAGGGACGCACCAAGACAACATGACTGATATGATGGTCAAAGGTAGACATGTCGCACCCAAAGGAGAGAAAAACGGTGTAAGCAAATTGAAAGATTGCGACGTTATTGAAATAAGAAAAAGACTTAAACAGGGAGTTTTAGGTGTTGATTTAGCAAAACAATATAATGTTTCTAATTATGCCATATCTTTAATTAAATTAGGCAAAAGTTGGAAGCATTTATTATGATCAACCTACGCCAAGCCCGTAAGGCATTAGGAGAGAAGCAGTGACATATGTGCTGATGTTATGCGTCTTCATGTCGTCCGGCGGCGAGTCCTGCGATGACGTAGCGACCTATCAAACGCTCGATGCCTGCATAACGGAAGCAAACCGTCGCAAGAAAGACGAAGGCTACAACGAGATCTACAAGTGTGAAGGTCGTAAGAGATGACCGACGTCGATACCGTTCTTGAAGAGCGTGGAAAAACGCACGGCAATTTCTTGCAGCATGCCGCCATAACCCAGGGCATCAAGGATGTCATGCGCATGGGCCGCAACTACACGTTCGATACGCTCGATGTCGATCAGTTAGAGGCTCTGGATATGATTGCGCATAAGCTTGGACGCATTGTTTCCGGGGATCCAAACCACACAGATTCGTGGCTAGACACGGCGGGATACGCCATGCTCATTGTGCGGAGACTTGAAAAAGATGCCGCGAAGTAAGTGGGTTAATTCAGTTTATTCGCCTGAGTATAATTCTTGGCGAGCTATGCGCAATAGGTGCCTGTCTTCGCGCCATCCAGCTTATAAGGCTAAATGTGTGGAAGCACGGTACAAGGCAGGGATACGAAAAGCACAAATGTAGGTGCGACGCCTGTAGAGAAGCCAATAACGCTCGCCATAGAAAAGAACGCGCCCGTAGAAAATTAGCTGCTATTCCCGCTTGACAACAGATACAATTGTAGCCTACAGATAACACATGGTCACTTATGGCCGCTACGGAGAGTAACATGGACTACGCTGCAAACCTCGCCTTCTTCCTTCAAGAAAAGACCGGCACAATTTTTGGATCCTGGTCGGGCCGCATGTCAGCAAAAGAACAGCGCGAATTATTCGGCCGCTTCCTTGGCAAGGGCCGCATTTACATCAGCGGTTCAGATGAACGCGTAGAGCATTGGGTCAAGGTTTGCTTCGGTCTCGATAGCGACATGACCAAGCGTATCTACTGGCGCGATCTGTGAGGAGGGCGCTATGCGTATCAAGACATTCTTCTACGAGCCTCCTATTCCGATGCGCTGCATGGATTGGTCAGCCATTGATGATGAGACATACGACGGGGAAGGTTCCCCCGTCGGTTACGGTTACACAGAGCAAGAGGCGATTGAGGATTTGCTTTGGCGCCTTGATGAGGAGGGAGAGTGATGCAGTTCACTACATGGCTCCTGCAAGTTGAGGCGCTTCTTGGCTATGACCTAGACGCATCATTCACCATCCATGCTCTTCGTTGTTTCCGCGAAGGCTGGACTGTCGATGAATATGCAACTGAGGTTATTTACAGTGAGTAATCTTAAATTACTGATCAAAAATGCGGGGTTAAAAAATCCTTCATTAGCCAAGTTGATAGGCTGTAAGCCTGTCGAAATATGGAGATTAGCGGCGTGGCCAGAAAAGGGCGGTCGGAAAATGACACCACAATGGGCGTCTAAGATTGCTCCGCATATCGGTGTAAAGCCGCATGAATTGCTTTTTGAAAGTGAGCCAACAAACCACGTTGATGAGTTTGCTTCTTTAAGATCCGAAAACAAGGTTCTTATGGAGATAATTCATATGCTGTTAAAGGCTCTTCAAAAATAGGAATTCCCGCTGTGTCGGCGTTCGTCCGGTGGGATTGATGGAGAGGACAAGTTGAGGTCGATGGCGGCAGACCAATAACGAAAAGCGGGATGGAGCCTCTCCGGGTTTAAGCGTTGCTGACCTAGTAAACTCTTCAATCTCGCAAGCCGCCAATTATTTTGAATTCTTTTGTATTTTCCCAATTGACATGGATACAAATGTAGCGCATAAGATTGTGCATGGTCGCTTCTGACCTACATGGAGATAACAGATGACTACATTGTTTCGCGTCGAAACCAGCCGCTTCAACCTCAACGACAGCCATACAGAAACCTGGGCGCTGACGGATCCTTGGTGCCGCGAGATCGGTACACGCATTAGCACGTTCCAGGTAGAGCATTCGATTGTAGAAGCTGACGAGTTTTACGGCCACCAAATGGAATGGGCAAACAACTACCTCGCACAACTAAACGCTAAAGGCCCATACGGCCTGACCTTGCAGCCGCTGCGCAACGGTAAAGATTACCAGGCGAGCACAGACTCATTCTTCCATACCGAAGAGGCACGCGCCGCTCATATCGCCAAGTACATCAAGGACGCGTATAAACGCGCACAGAAGGTCGCAGCAAAGCCAAAGGCAAAGCGCGCTGCATAAGGGTAGGGGCTTCGGCCCCACCTCATTTACCGGGGCAATCATGTCCGCCTAATAGGAGAAGCAAATGAAGAAGGCAGAGTTTTCAGATATCGGTAAACGCCTGGAAAAGATCCGCAAGGTAATGGGCTACAACACCAGGGTTGCGTTTGCGAGGGACATCTATGATTACGAGGACAAGGGCAATCGTTACTGGAATTGGGAAAGCGGTGGTGCTCGCATTCCGGTCGAGTATGCGCTGCGCATTAAGCGGCTGTCTGGTTATGGCCTCGATTACATCTATGACGGTGACAAATAGTGGCGAATGAATCTGACTATGACTTTCCTACAATAGAGGCAGCGCAGGCGCGGTTTGACGCGTTCCAGAAACCGCGTCCCTGGCTCAAGTGTCGGATTGTACCATCGCAGAACCAAGACGGTTGCTACAACATCGAGATCTATAGCGAGCGTACCGTCGTCCAAGAGCATAATGCCTGGTTCTTCCCAGGCGCTAAGATAGGCGAACACGGCATCCATGAATTCGGACGCCTACCAAAAGAGTGAGTCGTTTAACCGGGCAATCATGTCCACAAATGGAGAGAATCATGTACTCGAATCAGCAAAAGCAAGAGATGAACACCAAAGCCCTGGCAATCGTTAAAGGCATGCTTATCGGCGGCAGTATTATTGGCAGCCTGATGGCGTTTGTGCCATCGCATGCGCATGCATCAGAGGCGCAGGATAAGGGTTGGCTGGACTATGCCAAGTACGCCATTGCGCAATCCATCAAGCAGACTGGCAGTTCATCCTACACGCATTTCTGTCAGCCAGAGGTGCGCTCATGCTTTAGCGGCGTGTCGTACAAGAACGACCGGGGCGTGACGGTTTTCCTGCGTGAGACGTTTAATATCGAAGGCGAAAGAATCGCGCGTGAAGCGTGCTCGATGAATGAGCATGAGGATGTGCGTCATTGCATTAACTGGGACACCCAGGAAAAGCATGCAGATATGAAAGATAGGAACGGCGACTGGCATTTGGTGTCGTCATCCTTTGCGCAATCACGTCGATGATATCTGTTGAAGGCAAGCAAAATCCTTGCTTTACAGCGGGGCTAACACGATAATCGTAGCGCAGTATGTCTTGGTCGGCATGTTGTGCCTCTCAAAAGGTGATCTTGGAGGGCGTTTCGGCGCTCTCCATTTTTCGCCAAGGGGAATTGAATGAAAGCGCCTGGTATCCGGTACGACATGTCGCCAGAAGAGTTTGAAGACGCGCGTCATCGCCTTGGCTTAAATCAGCGTGATTTTGCAGAGCTTTTTGGTATCGCGTCTGATCGTACAGTACGCAGATGGGAAGAGGGCGATAAGGACATACCAGGTCCAGTGATCGTGCTTGTGCGTTTGTGTCTTGAGTATCCAGAGGTCCGCGATTTCTTAGGGCTACAACCGTGGCCAATTACGCTAGACTCAAATGGCGCTGGTGATGAATGAGGAAGCAGTAGACCTAAAGCTGGATGTCGCCGATAGGACGTACAAGGCCGGCAAGACAGCGATAAGCTCTGATGAGCAAGACGCTGAAGGCTTGTCCTTCAAGGTGCCAATAGGCAGACCAAGCAAGTATCACCCAGATCATTGCAAGGCAGTATTAGACCTCGGCTCCAGGGGAAAGAGCCTGGCTCAAATGGCGTCCTACTTCAATGTTGACAGACACACGTTGAAGAACTGGGCAATGGAGCATGATGATTTTTTCACCGCTTTATCGCGAGCAAGAGAATTAGCGCAGAGCTGGTGGGAAGAAGCTGGTCAGCGCGGACTGACAATGCCAGGCTTTAACGGCAATCTGTATAACAAGGTTGTGGCTGGTCGTTTCCGTGAGGACTACGGTGAAAAGCGTGATCAGTTAGCAGTTACAGTAAATGGCCAGGAGACTGTATCCAAGGTCGATGTAAAGCTCTTGACGGCAGAACAGCGCGATCAGCTCAAGCAGCTTCTCCTGATTGCTAAAGGCGGTGGCCATGAACCAGAGTGAAGTCATCGCTATCCTCAGTCATGAGATCTACGCCTTACTCGATATGCATGGTCTCGATGGAGAGGAAAGCCTGAAGGTCTTGGCTGCCGTTGCAACCAGGCTGCTTTGCTATGATGCTCCAGACCGTAGAACAGCCGAGCAATGGCGTGATGCATTGTCAGGCGTCATTTACCTGTCCATGTCAGAAGCCGGCTCTATCGGCTCCGCACGGTGGTCTGAAGCCAGGATGCACTGATGAGCCTGGCGGATCTCGATCCAAGCTTTCGCAATATCGACGTTGACGAGATAGACGATGATCTGGTGCGCGCAAATTGCCGGGACGATCTCTATACGTTTATCCAGGAGTGCTGGCCGATCATCGAGCCTGCCATGCCGTTTTCGCCTAACTGGCATATACAGTTCATCTGCTATCACCTGGAGTCGATCACAAATGGCGTCACGCTGGATGATGGCACGCCATACAACAGATTGCTGATCAACATTCCCCCTGGCTGCATGAAGAGCCTGCTTGTGAACTGCTTCTGGCCGCTCTGGGAATGGGGGCCAAAGAACATGCCGCATATGCGCTATATCTGCGTCTCGCATAGCCAGGATCTGGCCATACGCGATGGCTTGCGCATGCGACGCGTTATCGAGAGCGAGTGGTATCAGAGGCTCTGGCCTCACGTTAAGCTAACCTCAGACCAGAACCAGAAGACCAGGTTCGAGAACACCTCGACTGGTTGGCGTATGGCCGCGGCTGCCGGTTCAATTACCGGCGCGCGCGCTGACAGAGTCGTATGCGATGACCCATTATCGGTGACGGATGCCATGTCTGCGCAGATCAAGCAGACAACAACAGACTGGTTCCTTGAGGCTGTACCAAGCCGTCTCTCTAGCCCCAGGGAAAGCGCCATCCTGGTGATATGTCAGCGCCTGGCAGAGGACGACATATCGGGCGTAATCTTGGATAAGCAGCTCGGCTACGATCATATCATGCTGCCCATGCGCGCAGAGCTCTCGCGTATCATGCCAACCAAGCTTGGCTATGAAGACCCCAGGACGTACGAGGGACAGCTCCTGTTTCCTGATCGCTTCCCCGAAGAGGTTGTCGATCGCGATGAGCGCGTCATGGGCAAGTGGGCGACCGCTGGTCAAAACCAGCAAGCGCCTGTACCGCGTGGAGGAGGCATTATACCGCGTGACGCCTGGGTGCTACATGACAAGCCAGAGTATCCCAACTTCGATCTCGTCATCGGGAGTCTAGATACAGCCTATACGCTTAAAGAAGAGAACGATCCGAGTGCGATGACGGTGTGGGGTTTCTACACGGGCGGCGAGCAAACAGCGCAAGCACCGACCAGGTATATCAACAAGGATGAAGAGGTAGAAGCCGCTCTAAAGCGCCAATACACGCAAGAGCACACCAAGATGATGATGATCTACGCCTGGACAGAACGCCTGGAGCTATATGAGCTTGTCGAGCGTGTCGCAGACGTCTGCAAGAAATATCAGATCGACGTGCTCCTGATCGAGAACAAGGCTGCCGGCCATAGCGTGGCGCAAGAGCTGCGGCGTGTGTATGGCCATGAAGACTTTGGCGTCACGCTGATTGATCCAAAGAATCAAGACAAGCTCTCCAGGTTGTACAGTGTCCAGCATCTATTCAACGATGGTCTGATCTCTGCACCAGATCGTCCCTGGGCCGACGTCACAATCAATCAGGTGGCAAGCTTTCCGAAAGCCAAACATGATGACCTGGTCGATACGGTGAGTCAGGCGCTGACCTGGGCGCGCAAGAGCGGAGTCCTTATGCGCGGCAAAGAGCACACAAACATGCTCGATATCATGCGATCGCATTCTGGTAAGCCGCCACCGCCGTTGTACCCAGTATAGTCTAATCGCTTCGTTGCTCTGCCAGGTGACTGACAGTACAGTGCGGCATTGTCACAGCGTGCCTGCGTATCGAGCCACAATGATGAATGTCTTTAACGCCTGGTCTGAAGCATAGCTTACCAGCATCAAACGGTCTTGGTGATCTCGCCCTTGGCGGTACAAAGATCGACGATGCTCCGCAAGATAGTGCGGCGAACGATGATCTTCCCGATTTCGAAGGCAAGCCTCTTCTGCGCGTTGAGCATCCCGATGGCTCAATCACGATTAGCCTCGACGGCAAGCCTGTCTATGAAGACGATACGGCAGAGAAAGCCGCTGAGTGGTTCGCAAACCTTGTTGAGGACATTGACGGCAACGAGCTGTCACGCATCGCCAACGATCTCCTACGCGGCATTGAAGACGACCTGGATAGCCGACGCGATTGGGTCGACGACCGCGCGCAAGGCATCCGACTCCTTGGCTTAAAGCTCGATAGCCAAACAGGCCAGGGATCTGGCGACGGCGCACCGATCGAAGGCATGTCCAAGGTCCGTCATCCGCTCTTGCTAGAAGCGGTGTTGCGCTTTCAATCGAATGCTCGATCTGAATTGCTGCCGACTGACGGTCCGGTAAAGATCCGCGTAGACTATGCAGGCGGCTCAACAATCGAGAACGATGAGCTCGCCACAGATCTTGAGGACGATCTCAACCATTACCTGACCGACACGGCGACAGAGTATTATCCAGATACGGATCGCATGCTGTTCATGCTTGGCTTTGGCGGCACAAGCTTCAAGAAGGTTTACTTTTGTCCGCTGCGCAATCGTCCTGTTTCTGAGTCAGTCGATGCCAATGACCTGATCGTCAATAACGCGGCAACGACGCTGGAAGACGCCAGGCGCGTCACGCATCGTGTGTTTATGCGTCCAAGCACTGTGAAGAGATTGCAGATCCTCGGCGTTTATCGCGACGTCGATCTGACTACGCCGATGCAGTCAGACCAGGATAGTGTTCAGCAAGAAAAAGCTAACGTCCAAGGCATTGCGCCAGATGCAATGAACCCAGAGGACAGAGATCGTGAGATCTACGAATGCTATTGCGAGCTCGATATCCTTGGCTTCGAGCACAAGCACAAGGGCAAAGAAACCGGGCTAGAGATCCCGTACCGCGTCACGATCGACGTCTCCAGCCGTGAGATCCTTTCCATTGTCAGGAATTATGATGAGCCGACGGGCGAAGCAGGCGATGTCCTTCCAAGAGCACGCAAGAATTTTGTCAAATACAGCTTTGTTCCCGGTCTGGGTTTTTACGATATTGGTCTCCTCCATATACTGGGCAACACGACGCAAGCAGTAACAGCAATGTGGCGCGAGATGCTCGACGCCGGCATGTTTGCGAATTTCCCAGGCTTTCTGATTGCAGATAGCGGCGCGCGCCAGCAAACAAATCAGTTTCGTGTACCGCCTGGCGGCGCTGCGATGGTTCGCACTGGCGGCGCACCGATCAGCCAGGCTGTGATGCCGCTCCCGTATAAAGAGCCAGGGCCGGCCATGTTTAACCTCGTACAAGCGATGGTTGAAACAGGACAGCGCGTAGGCGGTACGGCAGAGATGGCTGTGGGCGAAGGCAGGCAGGATGCGCCTGTTGGCACGACGCTGGCGATGATTGATCAATCAACCAAGGTGATGAACAGCGTTCATAAGCGTCTGCATCGCGCCCAGGCTGATGAATTCCGTTTGCTGGTTCGCACGTTCCGCGAGCATCCTGAGTCGTTCATGCACGATCAGTCGAGTCCGGCGCGCAAATGGACAGAACAAGAGTTTATCCGTGCGATCAACACATATGAGCTCGTACCGCAAGCTGATCCAAACACGGCGAGCCAACTACAGCGTCAGATGAAAGTCCTCGCGCTGAAAGAATTGCAGGCCGGCAATCCTTCTCTCTACGACCCGGTGGCAATCGACATTGCTGCGTTAAAGGCAATGGGCTGGAGCAATCCAGAACAATTCATGCAGCCGGAAGAAAAGCGCGATCAGCCGCCGCCAGAGATGCAGGCGCAGGTTGCGATGCTCAAGATCCAGAAGCAGGAAGCCGACGCCAAGAGCATGACGGCGCAGGCTCATATGCTGAAGGCGCAGAAGGATGGCGCACCGCAACCAGGTGGGCAGCCTGATCCTGTCGCAATGGCTGAATTGCAACTGAAGCAGCAAGAGCTCCAGGCCAAGATGGCTGAATTGCAGATGGAAGGCGAGACGCATCAGCGTGAGGCCCAGCTCAAGATGGCCGAGCTGCATGCAAACCGCCTTAACAGTGACAACGACATGCAGTCTCAGCATGCGACGTTGCATGCGCAGAATCTGGAAACGATCGCCAAGCATCAAGCTGCGATCATTGACGCCACAAACCGTCAGCGTGACCGTGAAAGCAAAGAGCGCATTGCCGCTGTTCAGCTCGCAGAGAAGATTGCAGCAACGCCAGGTGGCGAGCAGGTTGCAAACCAATATCTCGACAAGGGCATGTTGCAGCGTCTTGAAGGTCAAGAAGCACCTGTCCCTGGTACAACACCGGCATATCCCAACGAGGGTGAGTGATGATCGTCATGGACGATTTCCTCCCAGCGTCTCAGGCCGATGAGCTTGAGTCGCTTCTCACCGGCTATGATTTCCAATGGTATTTTCTGAATTTCGGGACATGCTCAAAACAGGATATTGAGACGCATCCAGAGTATGGCTGCAACGATCGCCCACAGTTTTCGCATATGCTGTGGCATTATCAGAACAAAGGCATCTCGAACTATTTCGCCAAGTTCAAGCCGCTGATTGACGCGCTTGAAGAGAAGACGGGCAAGAGATTCGCGTCACAACTCGTTCGCATGAAAGCGAATATGGTGATGCAAGATGCAACTGTCGGCGTCGATGATCATCATTTTCCGCATCCAGATCTGAAAACACCGGCAGAGACATTGCTGTATTACGCCAACGACGCGGATGGCGACACGTTTCTGTTTGAAGAGCGTGATTTCACTGATGAGCCATTGAAGCTGGCGCATCGCATAAGCCCGAAAAAGAACAGGGCGATCCTTTTCAGATCAGACCGATTGCATGCAGGCGCATCACCGCGTGCAGCAAAATATCGAACAGTCGTCAATGTGCTGTTCGACAAACAAGCAGAGATGGAAGGGGTTGCGGCATGAGCGATAAGGCAGATCCGATGCAGATTTACATTGGCAATTTTTGGCCGTTCTTTTTTACCGGTCTGAGGCAGTTCCAGTATTCAACCAAGGATGGCGCTGTCGCTCCCTACACCACGAATTTTTATTTCGACAGCAACCACAGCTCGATGGCGCAGGAGAATTACTCCGCTGATGCGCAGTTCCTCAACAAATGGTTCATGCAGATCCGCACAGCCTTCGGCGTTGCTGAGTGGCGTGATGACTATCCAGATGGTCGTATCATTGTGATGGATCCGCCAATTGGCTGGGGCAATGTCGAATATGTGCCTGGCAATTACTACAACAAGGTCGAAACAGATCCTTGGCAGTGTCAGCCTTTCACGATCGCATCTGCCGAGCAGACGGTTGTGTATGAAGAGTTCCTGCCGACGTTCACGACGTGGCACGGTATTGAGTACAAGAATGTCTTGGTCTTCTCGTATGCCCAGAAGTGGGGAACGAAAATCAGCGGCGCACGATATTGGATGGCCGAGAACCTTGGTCCGGTCGGCGTAGCATTCATTATCCAGAATCCTGATGGCACGTTCACGACATGGGAACGCTCCGACGCAAAGGTCATCGAGTTCAACGAGCAGGAAAAGAACGAGATGTTTTTGTCGCGCGCCTCAACTGAGTCGCTCAAGATCAGCGTCGCTGACTACCTCGCGCAGAAGGAAACAGCGTGATGACTGCAACTGTCAGCATGAAGGATTACTGGCCGCTATTCACGCACGGCGGCAAGATCACTTACTACTACACGGGCATCAAGCCTGAGACGCCGCATCTCTATGCCGAGATCTTCTACGACGCCGAGAAAAAGGCGATGTGCTACAAAGAGTACGACGTCGCCAAAGACGGATCGTATTCCTGGCGCGATAGCTGGTTCTATGAATATCGCGAAGGCTTTGGCATTGCCGAGTATCGTGATGATTATCCATCGCCTGGCAAATGGTGGGGCGACACCAAGGTTGTCGTCATGGATCCGCCGATAGGTTGGGGCGATGTTCAACAAATTGGCAGCGTTTACGAGAATGAGCCTGCGTTTGTGTTCGATCAGTGCATACCGCCGAGCGTTGCCTATGGCGATCAGCGCGTAGAGTTCGAGCGCAAGTACGATGAGTATCAGAATGCGCGCGCTTTCTGGATCGACGTTGTTCGCTTCCGTTATTACCAGGCCTGGAATGGCGGCAATGCAAGCGGCGCAATCTATTGGTTTGCGCCTGCACGCGGTCCAGTGACGCAGCAATTCCTTGCACGCCTGCCAAGCGGTGAAGTCGTTTACTCCGACATCTACAGCGCAGCGGTCAGCCTGGTTAATTGGCCTAAAGGCGAAGAGGTGGCGTGATGTCAGGCTCTGGCGGCTTATTTGGATTTGGTGGCTTGAATGGTGGGAGCATGTCTTCCAGCCATAACTCGCAAGCCATGCGCAACAATGTTGCAGGTCCAGTAGGCGGTACGCGTATGGAGTCGCCAAGCTTTGGTGATTACAGCACGGACCTAGCCAGCCAGGGCAATCTCTTGGACGAGTCTAACTTGACAGGGCAGGCGAATATGTCTGGCTTCCTGTCAGGTTTGGCGAACGGTTACGCTAATGGCGGACCGATACCTGCGCATCATCACCAGGCAATCCTCGATGCGCTGCATGTTGTTCAGCATCATATGAAACGCGGTGGCGTTGCGCCGCATAACATCGACCAGCTCGCTAACATGACGCCGATTTCGACGGGCCCAAATGGGATACCGAAGAATTACGATTTCACGAATAGCATGCAGGTCTATTACGACAAGCTTAACTCCGGCAACATGACGCCCAATGCCGCCAATGGTTATGCGGCCAACTTCTCGAAAGAAGCACAATCACCAACGGGCCTTAACTTTGGCCAGGCGCAGAATAACGGACCGGCAATCGGCCAGGGACAATGGGATGGTCCGCGCAAGCAAGACCTGATCAACTATTCGAATGCCAATTTCAACAACTCTGACGGTCCAGCATGGAAGCTGCCCCAGGCGCAAAATCAATTCTTCAACGAAGAGCGTACCAATAACCCCGTCATTGCGCGCGCTGATAACCAGATCCAGCAAGCGACAGATCCGCATCAGGCCACAGCACTTGTCGGCGCTGAATGGGAGAAGCCAAAAAACCTTGCTGCTTCTATGCCGCAGCGCCTTGCCTACAGCGACGCTATTACTCAGCGCGTAAACAACGGCAATCCTTTCCCGCCTGGTCAGTGGGAAAAGTCGATGTCCAACTACGACTACAATAGCGGTACGCCAAACGGCGTGTCTGATAACCGCATTGATCAGATCGCAGCCAAGGGCCCGATGCAGCGCCCTGACGACCTAGAAGCATTGGCCGCTAAAGCTGATGCCGCCGCTGGTCGCGTGCCGATGCCGCCGCCGCGTCCTGCCGATATCGACAGGATGAAGGGCAATGTGCCGTCTGGCGGAGATCTGCCATCGCGCGGCATGACGCCTGAGTCAGATCTGCCTGTACGCAAGCCTGATGGCTTGGACTCATCAGACGCGAGTGATGTGATTGATGATGGCGGCGATAGCGTTGACGTCGCTGATAGCGGTTCAGACATTGCTGATGCGATAGATTTTGCAAGCAGAGGCGGACGCATCGGTTTTGCTGATGGCGGCAGTGACGATCTTGATCCGCGTGACAAGAACAACGGTGCGCTTGGCGAGTCAGTAGAGTTTGCGCCAGCCCCAGAGCGCAGATCCATCGAAGAGCATTATCCAAAGCCAGACAACGGCACAGATCTCTACGCCATCGCGCATGATCCGCGCGAAGAGCCGATGAAACGCTACGGCGCAATGGGCGCAGGCATGGCTGGCGATATTGCCAATGGCATGTGGGATCAGGTCAAGAAGCCTGGAGAGGCGTTGCGTGGCGAGTATGATCCAAGCGGCGGTAGAGGCGTTGGTGCATCTGACCAGGCAGTGAAGGATGCCGTCGGCATCTCGATGATGGGCCTTGGTTCAGGTACGGCGTTTAACAAGGTGCCCGATGGCGCAATCGGCATGTTCGCCGGCCAACGTGCAAAGACGGCAGACCTCGATGCATTAAAGCGCGCGCAAGAGATGGCGACGGGCACAACAAAGCCAAAGCCATACGGTGATTTGTTTGAAGGGCAGATACAAGAGAAGCCTGCCTATATGGACAAGATCACGCGCGATACCGGCTGGCATGCCTGGGGTCCAGACGGCAAACCTGATTGGGCGTTTGAGATTGCTGACAACACGGCGAAGTACAACCCGAAAGCAGGCCTGGCGCATTCGATTGAGGCTGATCTCCCGTCGTTGCAAACCCAGAACCCGAATGTCTCAGAACCTGCGCTGCGTCGTTATCTGGAAGACAGAGCAAACAAGTCTGGCTTCATGGCTCCGCTTCATACGATGCTCGATCATCCAGAGCTGTATGACGCCTATCCGCATCTTAAAGACACGCTCGTCTATATTGATCCGCCAAACAAAAGCAGCGGACGTCAGAAGCTGCTCGATCCAAGCGCGCGCGGCGCGTATCACCATGAGTCTTACCCAAAGCCCGATGGCACAAGAGAGAATGTCATTGCGCTGAAAAAGGCTGTCGGTATGTCGCCGAATGAAGGCCTGACGACGCTTCTGCATGAGATCCAGCATCACATCCAAAAGCACGAAGATTGGCAAGGCAAGGGCGACAACTGGAAGAATGCCGGCGAGAATCCTGCAACGAGTCCTCACTGGGAACGCTGGAATAAGTCAGACAAGACTGGTTCAGAGCCCAATAAAACATACAGCCAGGTAATGACCTACCTGCTTAATGGCGGCGAGGCACAGTCGCGCAATACGCAACTGCGTCAAAAGATGACGATGGAAGAGCGTCGTCTGGATGAGAACCATCCATACCTGACGATCCCATTAACGCCGTATGAGCGCAACAAAAAGACCGAGCACTTTGCTGATCCGGCAGACATCCATTATCGCGCTGATGGCGGCGCTGTTCCAAGACGCGGCTATGCAACGAATGGCGCAGTAGACGGTGAAGTGTCGTTCGCGCCAGACGATATGCCTGCGCCAGAAGAGTCGCATAAGAAGTACGCCAACGACCTTCCGATCATGGCGCGCGACAATCCGCAAGAGCACATCAACGAAGCACTCGATATCGCAAACCGTCCGCAACCCGACGCGCATTCATTCGTGCAGCAAGAGCTCAATACGGGTGAGAAACAGGTGCCGCAATACGATCCTGACGCTGGCGCTAAGACCGCAACCAAGGCGGCTCTTACGGGTTACGGAATGACGAATGCTGGCGGCGTACAAGACGCGCTCGGCGCAATGCCAGATGGCGAAGGCGGTTATAATCCGTCGCTATACGACAATATCCGCAAGGGCAATTACGCTGACGCTGGCTTCCAGGCGATGGGCGCGCTTGTGCCTGGCGCAGGCGGTGTGGCTGCCAAAGTCGCCAAGGGCGCTAAGGCTCTCAAGGGCGCTGATGCTGTTGCTGATGCAGCCAAAGCTGCCAATGCGGTTGCTGATACAACAAAGGTCGGCGAAGCGTTCAAGCCTGTTGCGCCAAAGATCATACGCCCCAACGAGATTGATACGCCAACGATCCGCCATATCCTGGGCGGCAATGGCTATACGGATATTCCAGAAAGCGCGTTGTTCTTTGATCGTATGAATGAGCCTGCCAGGATTCAGACGCCATCGACGCTCGCCGGCAATTTCCGTGACGCTGTCAAAGAGCATCTGAATATGAGTCGCATGGATCGTGCGATTAACAGCAAGGCTGCGCTCGATAAGCTTCTCCCATACATCGGCAAGAAGGATGGCGAGCCAATTGATTTGCTGACGCAAAACGCCAAGCTTGCAAAGTCAGCCAAAGAGCTCGGACCGATTATGCCAGGCGGCCTTGGTATCGACACCTGGGGTCTGTCACTGTCTCCTGCGATGCAGTGGGGCAAAATGAATCTGTGCTCGCATCACGCACCATGCTGGCTTGACTGCCTGGGCAAAAAGTCAGGCGGCTACGCGCTCGAAGGCGGCATGAACGATAGTTACAAGTGGAATCTGCCGCGCGGTAACAGCATGGCGCGCACGATCGCCATGATGCAAGAACCTCGCGCATTTGCGGTACGGTTGTTGGATGAGCTGAACAGTACGAGTCACAAGGCCAACATGAAAGGCGCATTGCTTGGCGCGCGCCTGAACACGCTTTCTGACTTGCACCCATCCGTATGGAAACCGTTCCGCGATGCCCTGCCAGAGGCGACGTTCTACGACTACACCAAGGTGCCAGGTCTGGTTGCGCGTGATTCAAACCATCATCTGACGCATTCGAGCTCCGGCATATCAACGAAAGCGGTACACAATCCGAATGCTAATTGGCTCGGACCAAACGGCATGCGCGCGCGATTAGATGCCGGCGACAATGTTGCCGTACCGTTCAGTCAGAAGAATGTTAAGCCAGAGTGGATCCACGACGAAGAAACCGGTCGTCGGTACAAGGTTGTCGATGGCGATACGCATGACTTTAGACCGCATGACAAGACGCCAGATGGCGAGCAAGGCGTGATCATCGGCCTGGGCAAAAAGAACCAGGGTGTGTCTGCCGAATTAGCGCCGCGCAACTCGAAAGGCTTCTACTGGGATTACAACCCAAAGAAGCATGGCGACACCGTCTCTGTTCCTGATCAGAACCAGTTTGCGAAGGGTGGACGCGTTAAGCCGCGCGTCGATGAAGCTACATTCATGGAACAATTCCACAACCACGATCACTTTGTCGATACCGGCAAGAAAGAGATCGAGGATTGGTGGACGTTACCAGTAACAAAAGGATCTGCGCGCAAGCGTTGATAGCGGGACGCCGCTTTAATCTCTGGAGAAGTACGATGTCGTTAATTACAGGAAAACAATCCCAGGAGAATGCGAGAGCAAAAGCTGCGCGTCTTACTGGCGGATCGAATTCGCAAAAGCCTTTCTATGGAGCTGGCGTATTTGATGCAGATAAGAAAACCGGCAAACAGCCAACAACGAAGCCTAAATTCAATGTTGGCGGCAAGGTCGAAGGCAAGGCTGCCGAAGCGCGCGCCGATCGCGTTGCACGCAAAGCTGGCGGCCGTATTAAAGCGAAGACAACAATCAATGGGCTGACATCTGAGAAGACTTCAAAGATCGCCACAAAGGTTGGCTCGCCAAAAAGCATGTCTTTACAGAAAGGCGCTGATGACGCGTTGAAGGTCTCTGCCGTCAAGAAAGCATTGACGCCGAAGAAAGACGTTAAGCCGATGAAGGCTGCGCCAGAGACAAAGCCTGTGGACGTCAAGGATCCAGAGTTCGACGATAAAGCAATTGCCGATACGATGGCGTCTGATGAAGACACAAACGACAGCGGTGAAGCGTTGAAGCGCGGCGGTCGCGCCAAGCGTGCTTGCGGCGGTACGATGAATGACGGCCCAGACAAAGAGAACGACAATGACGCTGACGATAAGATGAATCGTGGCGGTCGTGCAAAACGCGCATTCGGCGGTACGCTCAATGGCGATCATAAAGGCAAAGGAAAAAAGAGTGGCAAGACGAATATCAATATCGTCATTGCTGCGCCTCAAGGCGGACAAGACGCGGCTGCGCAAGCACCGCAATCTGCTCCCCCTCGCGCTGTTCCACCGCCAATGATGCCACCGCCAGGCGCAGGTGCTCCTCCAATGCCGCCTCCAGGTGGAATGCCAATGCCTCCAGGCGCAGGCGCTCCTCCTCCAATGCGCAAGGCTGGCGGACGGGTAATGGCTGGCGCTGGTTCTGGACTTGGTCGCTTGCAGAAAGCGCGTGCAATCTAAGAGTAGTCTCTCGCGTTAAGGGCGGACATCTGGCGAGAGCTGGAGCGGATCGGAGCAGGGGGTTCTGATCCGCTCTTTCCACAAGCAGGGATTCATATGGGAAGCTTTACGAGATTTGACGTCTACGAGAACGAGCTGCGCGTTCTTCTTGCAGATGAGCTAGACCGCCTGAAAGACGAGATGGCCACAGGTCTGTTGAAATCTTTTGAAGATTATCGGCACGTTACTGGAAAAATCGTTGGATTGCGCACAGCCTTGGAGCTGATGGATGAGGCAGCTCACATCACGAACAAGAAGATTGGCGCGTAAACGAGTATCCTAACCAGTAGTGGACAATGGCGTATGTAAAGATCGAGCACGAGGTCGATCCAAAAGAAAAACTATTAGCAGACATTGGAGATCTATCAGGCATACAGGTCTTCAACAATAACGTCCTGGTTGCTGTGTATCAGCGCCCGACGACGATGACGCTTGGCGGCAAGAAATTTCACCTCTCTGACAAGACGGTCGATGAAGATCGTTATCAGAGCAAGGTCGGGCTTATCGTAAAGCTCGGTTCAAGCGCATTCCACGATGAAGATGGAACATGGTTCCAGGGCATCGAAGTCAAACTGCACGATTGGGTCGTACTGCCACCGGCTGCCGCAACGAGCATGCTGGTGAACGGCGTTCTCTGTCGTCTTGTCGCAGATACGTCGATCAAAATGCTGATCAACGACTGTGACACGGTTTACTGATGGAGGGCGCTATGGCTGACGAAAAGAATGCTGACGCTGATCCAAAGGCAGAAGCTGAAGACAACATCGACGATCAAGTAACCGACTCTGTCTCGCAAGAAGATGACGGGATTGATCCTGAAGACGGCATCGAAGAGCTAAAACGCAGTCTCGCAGAGCAAAAGCGCCAGGTAGAAGAGGCGCAGCGTTTGCGTGCAGAGGCAGAACAGCGTGCGTATCAAGCGCAGATAGAGGCGCAGCGCAGCTCGCAAGAGGCCAAGAACGCCAACTACAACCAGATTGTTGGCACGATCAATCAGCTTAGTGAACGTGAGAAGTCTCTCATGGCTGCCTGGGCTGAAGCCAAGAGCATGGGCGATTACCAGAAAGAAGCAGAGATCCAGAAAGAAATGCTGGTCACTGCGAATTACCTGGAGCGTCTCAACAAAGGCAAGGATGCGCTAGAGAACGAGATGAAGCGTCCGGTCCAACCGGTTGCTCCTCCAATTGCTGACCCAATCGAAGATGCTGCATCGAGGATGTCGCCATCGTCGGCTGCGTGGATTCGTGCGCATCGCGACTTCCTATCAACGGGTCGCAATGACTTGCTTGTGAAAGCGGCGCATACCAAGTCGCAAGCACTCGGCATCACTGTCGATACGCCTGATTACTTTGCCTTCATCGAAGAAGAGGTCGGGTTGCGTGGCGCACCGCGTCGCAGCGCAAAACGTGACGACGATTACGAGGACGATGATGGACCAATGTCGAGCGCATCGGCTCCCCAGGCGCGTCGATCTGTATCCCCGCCATCTGCGCCTGTTTCCAGGGGCGGTCAGCGTAGAGGTACGATCACGCTGTCGGCAGAGGAGCGTGAGATCGCAAAGATATCCGGCCTCACTGATGAGCAATATTACGCGAACAAAATGCGCGACAAGAAAAGGGCGAGCTAATGAGCGAAGAAGACAAGATCAAGGTGGTGCTCAAGCGCCGTCACGAAAGCGATGAAAACGTCGCGCCAAAACAAGCGGGGCCAGCGCGTCCGCCATTGCGCGAAGAAGATTCGCTTGCATCGGCTAAACGACGCGCGCAAGAGCTCCGCGATCATGGGCTAAAGTTCCATGCAAGCGAAGACGAATTCGACGTCTCTCATATTGAGAAGCCAGGCTGGAAATATCAGTGGTGTACCTGGTCCGTCTATGAACAGCGCCAGGTAACAAACATGATGTCCGTTGAGGCGCGTGGGTGGCAGCCTGTACCGCTCGAAGAGCATCCAGAAATGATGCCACGCGATTACGATGGCGAGGCCATTATGCTGAAAGGCTCGATCCTCATGCGCATTCCGCGCGAGATCTACGACGAGTACACCCAGGCAGAGCTGAAAGCCGCTCGTGATCAGGTACGCTGGAAAGAGCAAGCAATTGCCGGTACGCCTGATGGCACATTGCCGCGCGACCATGCGCAAGCGAAGCCACGAATTAAGAAGGGTTATGCGCCGATACCGATTCCAGATTGATATCGGATTCGACATGAAGGGCGGCATCGTTGCCGCTCTTTACAGCTCGGTGGACTAATAATAATTTTCAACGAGCTAAATGCTGTCGCGCCTCCCCGCTGTGAGGCGTTAAACCCAGAGCTGCACTGTCGGCTCTATCATTAGGCTACAGGATTCGCCCCGCTGTGTGATGACTGAGTCTTCCGTAATAGGGAGAATCCGTCATGGCGAACTTGAATACGCCGTTTGGGTTCCTACAATATCGCGGCACCGGTTCGTCACCGACTTATGAGCAAGTCGTTGCGCGCATTGCTGCAAACAATACAACTCCAATCTTCTACGGCGACGTCGTTGACTTCGTGACGCCTGCTAATGGCTACATTAAGCAAGGCACGCCAGGCACAGACACGATCGCTGGCATCTTCATTGGCTGCAAATATCTTTCTGTCAGCCAGAAGCACACTGTTTGGTCCCGCTATTGGCCGGGCTCTGACGCTAACGGCGATGTTGAGGCTTACCTCATCAACGATCCGAATGCGCAGTTCCTCGTACAGGCTGGCGCGACAGCAATTGACGCTTCGAAGATCGGTCAGAACATCCAGTTCAATGCTGGCGTTGGCAACGTGAACACCGGTACGTCCGGCGCTTATGTTGAGAACGTAGGTTCGGCTGCGACTCTTCCTTTCCGCATCGTTGCTCTCGACACGTTCCCACCCGGAGCGCCTGGCACCGATCCGACGACACCGTACAACCGCGTGATCGTCGCCTTCAACAACGTCATCACGCGCAATAACGGCGCTGTGACCGGCATCGCGTAAGGGGAGAATGAAACATGTCAATTAATCTCTCGCAGATTAAAGACCTGCTCCTTCCTGGCCTTCGCGGCATTGAAGGAAAGTACGAGCAGATCCCAAGTCAGTACGACAAGATCTTCACCAAGCATGACTCGAAAATGGCTGTCGAGCGTACCGCTGAAATGCGTTACCTCGGTCTCGCTCAGTTGAAAAACGAAGGCGGTCAGACAGCGTTCGACAATGCGTCAGGTGAGCGTTTCGTATATAATCAAGAGCATACGGAACTGGCTTTGGGCTACAGTATAACGCGCAAGGCTGTGGACGATAACCTCTACAAGAGTCAGTTCGCTCCATCCAACCTGGGCCTGATGGAATCTTTCGCGCAAACGAAAGAGATCTATGGCGCAAACTTGCTCAACACTGCAACGGTTTATAACCCAGCGGTTGGCGGTGACGGCCAGGCTCTTTGCTCGTTCAACCATCCGATCGACGGTGGCGTTGTTGCTAACCGTCCTGCAACGGACGTTCAGCTCAACGAAGCAACATTGCTTAACGCAATGATCGGCATCCGTACGGGCTTCCGTGATCAGGCTGGCCTGAAGGTGTTTGCGCGCGGTCGTCGCTTGATCGTTCCACCTGCACTTGAGCCAACTGCTATTCGTCTTTTGAAGACGCAATTGCGCCCAGGCACAGCGGACAACGACGTCAACGCGATCGTCGAGACCGCAGGTGGTTTGCCAGAAGGATTCATGACGGCAGACTTCCTAACGTCACCATCAGCTTGGTTCTTGCTCACCAACATCGACGGCCTGTCGTACATGGAGCGCGTAAAGTTCGAAACTGACATGAGTGTCGATTTCGTCTCAGATAATCTCTTAGTGAAGGGATATGAGCGGTATTCGTTCGGGTATTACAATTTTCGTAGTATCTGGGGATCTTTCCCTGTCTAAGAAACACGGCGGGAGCCTCTGATTTCATGCTCCCGTCTTCAATATTCCCGGGATTTAGCCGCACAGACAGTCCGGGCTGACGCTGTGCAGACTGCGCGGCCAACCCTCGCACAGGAGGTTTATAATGCCTAGAACCCACTTCTCTGGCCCGATCACGGCAGGAAGCATCCGTGATACGTCAGGCGTAACAGTCGGTGTAGATGTATCAAATCGCGGTTATGCTACGCTTACGCAAGTCGCCAAGATCACTGAAACTGGCGTTGCTCAAGCAATCAACATTGTCATTCCAGCAAACAGCACAATCGTCGCCATCAGTTCTTATGCTGAGACTGACTTTGCATCTCAGTTATCACTTGGCGTGACAGCGGCTGCGAATGAACTTGTGACTGATGGCATCTGTGCTGCGGGTGTTACGCAGATCAATGCTAGCACGGACATATGCGCGATGGTTTGGCTGAATACAGGGCCAAACGACTTGCAGGTTTACGCCAAGAGCGCTGCTTCCGGCATAGGCGTTGGGTACATCTCCGTCACGTATGCGCAGGCGCTTAACTTCGTTGAATAAGGATTACGATCATGGGTGAATACAAAGGCAAAGATCACTTTCCTGAAGCTGAGTCCAAGGAAGAGTCATTCAAAAAGGGTGGCAAAGTGAAAAAGAAAGCTGGCGGTAAAGTTTCCAAAAAGGAAATGAAATGCGAAGGCGGCAAAGCCGCTGCGCGCGCGGATCGTCCTGCACGCAAGTCAGGCGGTGCTGTGTTCTCTGCGGCTGCTTCTGGTACGCCTCGCGGAAAACAGTCTCACTACTAATCGCTGCTCGATGACAGCGATGCTCGCATAGCGAGTGCGGGTGGGCTCCAATCCACCCGCGATCTTATCCACGGAGATATTTATGCAGCCGATACACATTTCCATCCCTGCGAATTCACCGGCTGGCACATCTTCGCAATGGGTACGCCTTGATCAATGGACAGTTGGAGACGTCAACGTCCAAATCATCGTCAACGGCACAGTAAATTACACCTTGCAGCAAACATTTGACGACCCGAACGACCCTGTTGCGCCAATAGACTCAGCAAATGTCGTTTGGTTCGATTCATCTGACGCAAATGTGGTGAATGCTTCGACAAACCAGCAAGCGCAGGTTTATCCGCCACCCGTTTTTGCACGAATTCTTCTCAATTCCGGTAACGGATCGCTCCGCGCGACGTTCGTACAGACCGGCAATGTCACTTACTGATCGAAAATAACCGCGTTTTTTGCAGATTTCTTGCAATTTGGAGCTCTAAATGTCCGACGAAGTCAAAAATGTAGCCGGTCCTCAACCGAATGCGACCGTTACGACCGTAAATGGCAAGCCTGGACCAACTGTCGTGTTAAACGGCGACGATATTGGCGCTCCAGGCAAGAATAATAGCACGCTCGGCACTGTTAAAGCCGGTACAAACATCACAATTGATGTTGACGGTACAATCAGCGCTACAGGAACGCTTGGTTCTGCCTGGGCAAATGTTACTGGCAAGCCTTTTGACACGATCGGCACCGGTTTGACCGTCACGGGCGGCGCATTGAATGTTACGGGCGGCGGCGGATCGGTTGATTGGTCTGCAATTACGAATAAACCAACGACATTCACGCCTACGCCTGCTAATGGCGCGACATTGGGTGGTGTAAAGCAAGGCACCAACATTACGATTGCTTCTGACGGCACAATTTCAGCGACAGGCTCGCTCGGTACCGATTGGAGCAACATCACCAACAAGCCATTTACGTCTATCGGTAGCGGCCTGACGGTTACTGGCGGCGTATTAAGCGCCAATGGCGGTGGTGGTTCAGTTGATTGGACAGCGATCACTAACAAGCCTTCAACATTCCCTGTTGCTATCGGTGGCGTAGATCAGCTTGGCGGGTTTAAGGTCGGCGCTGGTTTGAATGTTCAGCCCGATGGCACATTGTCAGCGCAAGCAACGGCACCAACATGGGCAGAGGTCACTGGCAAGCCTGCAACATTCCCTGTGGCTCCTGCAACGAAGTCTGCATTGGGTGGTGTTATTGCTGGAACGGGCGTTAATATCGACGGCTCTGGCGTTATCAGCGTAAGCAGCGCGGCTCCGACATGGAACGACATTACTGGCAAGCCTGCCACGTTCACGCCTCCGATTGCATCTGACAAACAGCTTGGCGGCGTTAAGGAAGGCGCTGGTATCAATATCGAGGCAGACGGCACGATTAACACTGTGCAGGCTGCGCCTTACTGGAATGAGGTTCTTGATAAGCCTGCGGTGTTCCCGGTTGCGATTGCAACGAATGACACGCTTGGCGGTGTGATTGCTGGTCCCGGTGTTTCGATCACTGAGGCTGGCGAAATTTCTGTTCGCACGACGCCTCCTGCTTGGGATGAGGTCACGGACAAGCCGGAATATTTCCCGCCTGTTATTGCGTCTTCATCTGTTGTTGGTGGCGTCAAGTCCGGCACGAATATCTCGATTGATCCAGATGGCACGATCAATGCGGCTGCGATTGATATTCCGATTGCCTCTCCATTTACGCTCGGCGCGATCAAGGTGGGCAATGGTCTGACAATCCAAGAAGATGGCACATTAGGCACAGAGTCTGCGGCGCCATATTGGACAGAAATTGTTGGCAAGCCTGATGTCTACCCGCCATCTATTGCGGCTGACGGTGTTGTCGGCGGCATTATGCCGGATGACAATTTCACGGTGTCGCCAAGCGGACTGATCTCCGGCAAGCCATTTACTGGCCGTCCATTTGCGGTCGTTCAGTATGATGACACTGGCAAGATCATTCCAAGCTATACGGCTGAAAACCGTAACGGCAATCTCGTTCTTGGCGGCGTTCAGCCAACGATGGATGAGAATGGCAAGCCAACTGGCGAAGAGGTAACATTCGGCGGTCAGGTTACGATCCTCGATAAGACCGGCAAGTATCGTCTCGGCATTTCTAACGATAGCCTTGACTATGACTTGGCCTTCACCAATGGCCCGAATATCAAAGCAGGCTTCCTGCCATTTGTTACTAATGTCGTTGGCGAAGTTGTTAGCGTTGCATTTGGTTCGCTTGTTGATGCAATTGGCTATGCAACGGGCAAGAAGCTTGGCGTTGTTCAAGTTGGCGGCAACATCGACGTAGATAGCAAGGGCGTCATCAGCGTTAAGACGGCTGACAAGTCAAACCTTGGTCTGATGATTGCGGGTGACAATCTTAACGTGAACAAGGGTGTTGTTACGCCTGCGATTGCGACAACGGAAAGCCTCGGCATTGTTCAAATCGGCAAGGGCTTAGAGGTTGACGCAAATGGCGTGATTAACACGACTGACGCAGTTGGCTTCTTAAACCGCAGGGTTTTTGAAAATAACACTTACGTTCAAAAGGAATATGATTGGACGCTGCCAGAGGGCGTCGAATATTTCCGAGTGACTGTTGTTGGCGGCGGCGGTGTTGGTGGCGGCTGGTCAAAAAATGCTAACGAAGGTTCCGGCGGCGCTGGCGGCGGCGGCGGTGCTTATGCCCGTTCAATGTTCTACGGCTACAAGTTTAAGGCTGGTGATGCGTTTAAGGTTGGCGTGGGTTGTTCCAATTACAACAATGCTGGCGATGGCACACAGAGTTATTTCCGTCTTACGAGTAAGGCGTCATCGTATCTTTACTGCGAGGGCGGCAAAGGCGGCGAAACTGGCTATGTCCAAGATGGCGCTAAGAAAGGCTTCACAAAACCGGGAGATGGCGGTCAACCAAAAACCGAGGGCTTTGACAGCACAGTAATGTTCAATCTTGACGCTATTTCCGGCGGCAATGGTTTGCCGGGACTGAGTGTTAATACGCCACAAGGCGCAAAAACTGTTGGTGGCGCTGGCGGTAGTTCTTTCTTAGGTTCGGCTGGCGGCACTTTTCCTTCCTCTGGTTATGGCACTGGCGCGGGTGGTGCTGGCGAAGCAAACAACTCAGGCGGCGGCGGCGGCTACGTTGGTCGTGGCGGCGTTGTGATTATCGAGTATTGATCACAACATGGCGACGAATGCGATAAACCCATCTGTTGCTGATTTAACGCTGTATGCTTTTCAGCTTGCTGGGTTGCGTCCATCGTCGCTCGTTCAAGAGCATGTTGAATCTGCGCGCATGGCAACGAATATGTTGCTGTCGCGCTGGTCAGCGCAAGGCATCAATCTCTGGCAGATACAGAAGAAGTCTATTGCGCTCGTTAAGGGCGATGGCATGTATCAATTGCCTGACGACATTGTTGGCTTACTCGATACATATGTCTCGCAGCCTGATGGCGGCGGTGCAACGATTGATCGCATTATCATGCCGATTAGCCGGACAGAGTATGCGAGCTATCCGAATAAGAAGCAGCAAGGCTTTCCGACGGTTTACTGGTTCAATCAATTGCTTGAGCCAAACCGCGACACGCGCGTGACCCAGGTTAAGGATACGCGTATCACGCAAACGCTCGATACACGCGTTACAGAGCCTCTGGATGGTCAGCTCTACATTTGGCCGACGCCGCAATACGACAATCTGACGCTGAATTATTACTACATGAAACAATTGCCGGCAGCTCAATTACAGGGCGCAGGCGGTCCGTTTATCCCGATGTATTTCTTGGAAGCATTTGCGCTTGGTGTTGCTGCACGCCTGGCGATGATCTGGGCTCCAGATAAGGCGGTTGCATTAAAGCAGGCGGCTGATGAAGCCTACAACATTGCCTCTGAGCAAAACATTGAAGACGGCAACACGTACATTACACCGCAATTAGCGGGGTACTACAGATGAGCCAGATAGCATGTGAGGCAATCAAACCGTGCAAAAACGGGCACACAGACCGGTACGCAAATGGTCGGTGCAGAGCGTGCGCAAATACGCGCGCCAGGGAATGGATGGAAAAGAACCCTGAAAGCCGGAAGAAAGCAGCTAACGCGTACTATGCGCGCAACAAAGAATCTTACGCGGCTGTGCGCGGTGAAAGGTGGATTGGCTGGTATTACAAGAATCACGAACAGAACAAGTTGTCGCGCAGGGTCAGGCAAGCAAACAGGAAGACAAAATCAGTTGGCACGTTTTCCGTAGACGATGTCGAAAAAATAAGATCCTTGCAGTTCGACAAATGTGCTTGCTGTGCAAAAGGCCTGCGCAAAAAAGGTCACATCGACCACATCATCCCTCTAAGCAAAGGGGGGCTAAATGTTGCGCGTAATCTTCAATTGCTGTGCGCTTTTTGCAACCTATCGAAGAAAGATAAAGATCCGATAGATTTCATGCAACAAACTGGAAGGTTGCTCTGATGGGTTATGCATCACGCCAGGGGAAGCATGTAAGTATAAGCGCATCTAACCCGCAGGCGCTGGCTATCTGCGATCGTTGCGGATTTCAGCACAACCACGCAAATCTCACGTTTCAGCATGATTATGCAGGCGCAGGTCTGATCAATAAGCGTCTCCTGGTATGTGCGACGTGTGAAGACAAGCCACAGCATCAATTGCGCACCATTGTCGTACCTGCGGATCCAGTGCCGATCAGAAACC